GTTTTGGTTGGTTTTGCTGCGCCTGCTGTGCAAGTTGCGATACCTGCTCCGGTGTCATCTTGCCGGTCTTAATTGCGTCCTGAATGTATTTTCCAACTGCCGTTCCAACAACCGCCTTAATCTGGTCTTCGTTTATTTTAACGGCAGACGCCCTAATTAGATGCCCAAGGATTTCGTTTGAACCGTGAAGTAAAACCGATAGTGGAAACCGGATACCGTTTTCAGCTCCCCCTGCTTCTATCTTTTTAACGATCTCAAACAAAGCATTTCCAAGAACATCTATGCTTGATTTGCCCTGCATCTTTTTGGCAACCTGCGACACAACCTTGATCCCCTGTGCCACAAAAATATCGTAATAATCCTGTTCTGGATTACCCTCGCCCTGCGGTTTCTGTGGGTTTTCGGGGGGCTGTTGTGTCTGTTTTTGCGCGTCAGGGTTTACGTTGTTAAGCATTGCTCATTCCTCCCCAGATTATACCGGTTGATGGAATTGTCCACGCCGGTTCTTCTGTAAATGTAGCGATTGACGGAAGCGATGTTTTCAAATCTGTGTTGGTTAGACCTTTAATTTTTAAAGCGTCTATGTTTAGCTGATCCCGTTCCATTTCTGCCTCAAGCTCTTCTTGTTTTGTGCTGCTTTCGTACATACTAGACGCAACCCCACCCAGCGCGTCTACAATTACCGACGCTTGGGTTGGGTTATTATTAGCCCAGTTCCCTACACCTGATAATATTCCATCGGAAGAAGTTGGCTTTGGTGTCGGTGTTACCGTCGGTGTTACCGTCTGTGTTACGCCGCTTGCTACTCCCGCGTCGGACGCAGAAGATGTCAAGGCTGCGCCTGCGGCAGCGTCTTCGGCTGCTAAAACAGACTCAACACCAACAGTCTCAACGCCAACTTCGCCTACCGTTGTCGCTGCTGCTGCCCCTCCCCCAAACGCCGAACCAATACCGCTTGTAATTCCACCGATAACGGCACCGCTAATAGCGCCCTTTAGAACGTCACCACCGGTTACAAGGGCTGTGGCGGCTCCCACCACGGCACCTATGGCCGCACCAATATAAACCGCTGTTACTACGGCAGTTACGGTAGCTGCTGTCGCCGTTACTCCCGCCGCTACAAATGCTGCGCCTACTGCTGCTGGAGGCATTTCATTTCTCCTTTCGTTATTCCATAAACATATTGATCGTGAAGGCGATACCGCTTTAAATACGACTTGGTAATTATGCCTTCTTGTTTCATTCCAAGGTTTTTAACGCACATCCTCATTAATCGGTTAAATTCCGGTATAATCGCCACCAGCTTCAGGCACGGCGTTGAAAAGAAAACCGCCCGCCCAGCTAAATCGCAAACTTCTGGCCCCCTCCCCCAATATTCAGGATCTACCCCACCGTGAATTTCGTAACAAAAACAATTCATGGGCTTTATCAGAAACGCGCCCGCCATTTTTTCCCCATCAAACACGCCCAAAAACTGTCCGCTTGATTCAAGTTCTCCTGTGTCGTCAACAAGGTAGCTTTTTATTTTGTCCCACACAGGAGATGGGTCTTTTATTGTCTCGACTCTCATTTTCACCAAAACCCCTATCCAGACACCTTGATTCGTTTAAGAAGTCGTTTTATATCCCCGAATAGCTCGTCATGTTTTCAGCTAGGGCAGCGGCAGCGGCGGCTTCTTCCTCGGCAGCGGCGGCATCGGCGGCGGCGTCTGCGTCTGTGTATATTGTGCTTCCCGACGGAACACCCGTCCATTCCAACTCAACACCGGCTATGGACGCTGCGAGTGAATATCGGTTCTCTGTGTTTGCGTTAAGAACATCAATAGCCGCCTGCCTGTCTGCGTCTGTCTCAAAATACGGGTTTAAAAGTATTTCCATATAATCTTCCATATAACTATCGGAAATTTCTGTGGCCGTAGCATCAAAATTTATCTGCATTTCCTGGCTCATGCGGTCATACTCAACCTGCATTTTTGCTTCCAGCTCAAGTTCGTTCCACGCAAGCTCGACCTCCGTTAGTGCCATTTCTTGTGCAGCTTCCTGTGCAGATAGTTCAGACGTTTGGCTTGCTTCCTGAGAAGATAGCCTAGACGATATTTCCCCCTGCTTCTCATATAGACCCGATTGAATCTGTCCGCCCTGTTCCGCCAACCCTCTTGAAGCGTAATATGCGGCGTCCTGTTCTGCAATCGGAAGTGCAGACTCAATCGCCGCTGCCGTTCCCGCCGTTGTTGCCATTGATGTGTTCAAAAGCCCCCGGCTGGCCGCGTCCTCTTTTGCGGATGTCTCGGCGGCAGTACGATACAAACTATCTTTTGATAGAAGTTTGTCCATCTGTCCGGCAACCGTTACGTTACTGGGATCGTTTTCATTAACCCCGGACGATGAAGGAGTAAAAAAAGCGCCATCTTTTGATATTTCCAAGCTCCCGCTATCCCAATCCTGATTTGAAGTAGTGGTGTTGGTATCGTCCTTCATGGTTGAAGCTATAAGTCCGGTGTTTTCTTCTTCGTCGGTTGTTTTCTGTGTTTTAAACAGGTCGTCGGTTGCCATAGAAATCGCTCCTATTGCTGTGTTATCGCCTTACGTTCTTCTGGTTGCCCTAAATGTTTCCTGCCGCCCACCGCCGCAGCTTCGATTGCTGTTACCATTAATTTTGCAAAGGTGGCGGTGGCTGGAACAATTTCGTTTCTAAAAGATTCTGTTGCCCCCTGTATTCCAGAAAGTCTATTCTGACTCCAAAAAACAGCGTCAAACTGCCAAAGCTCTACACACTGGGATCTAACCACTTCAAACTTATTCTTACCCTCTTGAACCGTAACTAACATTTCCTGCCAGTACGGACATCCGTTCTTACCATCCCACGGTACGCCAACACACTTTTTAAATATTCGTTTCCCGCATGGTGCGCCCTTCATGGAAACCCTTGGGTCTTTATCCAACCTTTGCCTCGCTTAATATCGAAAGATCGGTAATGCTTTTTTCAAGCGTTGTCTTCGATACTTCCATTTCTGATATAATGGTTGATAATTCTACTTTAAAATCAGACAGGGACGTTTCGTAAATACCGGCATCAGCGCCAAATGGAAGTAGTATTACCCTTTCGGATTTTAATATTATTGCAACATAAACGCTTCCAGAAATAGAAACACCTATGGTTTGCAATACCGTTTCGCCATCAAGTCCAATTTCAATGAGTTTTTTTGTTGTTATATTCACGCTATGCGTCCTTGGTGCATTCTATGACTTCCTGATAATAGGGGGCGAAAGAAGTGGTATTGACCGTAGTTGTTAATATCCCCTTGGTTTCAGCCCCGGCCTGTAGGGAATATATTACCCCTGCTGCCTCAGTAACATGGTAAGCAACAGCCCTGCTTCCTACAGACCCAGACGATTGAAGGACTTGGGCACCGGTTGTCCACGCCTGCGGTGTTACAGAACCGCCACTTCCGGGATTTCCGCTTGCCGCAAGACATATCATGGCGTTGTCCTGCCTGTCTGTTTTCCGTGTCCATAGAGTAGGAGCTGCACTTTGGCAAAACCCTATAATATCTGTTCCAGACGGAGCGTATAGATTCACCTTGATTGTTGCAATGTCGGTATCGGGATCAACATACCAATATGTTTTACCGGTAATTTGTTTTATCAGGTATCTAAGTCTTTGAATTTCTCCTGTAAGACTTGTTGCCAAAGACGCAACCCCGGCTGGGTACGGATCTGCCGTTGCCTGCATCGCTGCTGCGTTTGCAGAGTTGTCGTCAACGCTGTCGGGATTAAATGTTACCCCTGTGATAGTTCCGCCTGTAATTGCCGCACCCGCAACGGTTCCGCCTGTAATTGCCACATCCGCAATGGTTCCGCCTGTAATTGATACAGCGTTGGAGTTCTGCGCTGCCATTGTACCCGTTCCAACAGCCGTGCTTCCCTGAATTTCAAACTGATCGGATGTGGTGTTAAACCTAACCTCCACAATCTTGTCGGCGGCAATATCTCCGGCAACCAGGGCCGCGCCGTCCTGTCTTTTTATTACTTTGGCACCCAAAGCGTTTACGTTGAGGGTTGATGCGCCCGTGTTCGCTGCTAACGCCTTAAAAACAACCTGCATACCATCGGTATATGCTACCGGGGCATAAGACAGCGTAACCACATAGGCGTCTGCCGCACCAGAATCCACAACGTAATTAATTGTCCCGCGCTTAATGTGTGCTTCTGTTGGAAGTTTTATAAGGCCGGTATCTAGGGCGTCGAGTGCGGTATTAACATCGCTTGCCCGAACCCTAGTTCCCGCTGTTACATGGTAAAGAGATGAATCAAAATAATCACTACTCATCGTTGTATTCCTCTTATGTCGTAATTAACAACGTAACCCTGAATTGTGTGAGGTTCCGCGCCCGTAAGACCAGACCTTCCGCCAACACCTTGAAGCTCCCAAACACCAGAATGATAAATTGTAAGGGAAAAATTCAGTCCGGTTCCATCAACATATAGCGGGGCAGATGATACGCTTACGCCGTTCCAAACAATTAAATCCCAAAGATCGACATCCCAATACCCCCCCGGAGCCTCGTTTGCAAAAACAGTTGCCTGATTGCCAGTCTCCCCATAATTAAACTCGACGCTTGCGCTTACATAGGTGTTAATCGGGCTTACAAGCTCTAAGACAATCTTTCTAATTCGTTTTTTTGTCGATGGAGAATCTAAGTGATTAAAGTGAAATTTAATCATGGCCTCAATCGCATTGCCGTTAAACGACGTTCCCTTGTCCATCTGATAAACAAACCCATCGGTTGAACCAAAATATATCTCTTCTTCTCCACTACTGTTTTCGGTTGAACAAATACAAACCGGGAGTTTGTCGTAATATTGCCGCGTGAACCCAACGGCGTCTTCGTCATCCCCCGTGTTGAGTGTCATGGTAATAGCTGATCTGTCTGTAAAAAATAGCCGGTACTGGTTTTTATCCTTAATTCTTACTGAGTTTTGAACTATGCTTAGTTTTTCCTTTGTCAACGGGTTAATATATTTTGAAAGGGTGTTTGCATTTAGGTCTCCGTATTCCTGAACGGCGGATAAAGACGTAACTCCCCTGTCGTCCAAATAAAGACCCGGCCCCATCTTTTGTATTGTCCACTCGATAGCACCAGACTCATTAGAAAGCGGTGTCAATTCCCAGTCGGCTATTGATGTTCCGTATAATAGGGATGTTGAGTTTCGACAAAAAGCCACCAAAAGGTCGGGCATAGAAAGCATACCCGTACATTCATCTCCAAGCCCAAGTTCTGCCGCGCCTGTTACTACCGACCATAAATGGGGTTCTCCAAGCGAAGAATGCTGTAAAGACCCACCCGCAAACGATAAAAAAAGATGACTCCTGTGGGCAAGAATATGTTCGGGGGCATCGACGGTCATGCCTGTCTCAATGGGAGTATAGTACGTTCCGTCCCACTCAAATGCTTTGTTCTTGCCATCACACCCGTACATTCTCTTGGTGGAACTAGACCCGTAGAAATTATAATTTACAAATTCAAACCGTCCGCCAGGAACAGAGAATGCGTTTGTTGTTTGTACCGCCGTGGCGTTTGCCGCACCCGCTATACTGCCAGTTACCGCCCCCGCAGCAAAGGCTCCACCAGCACGACCGGATATTACAAAAAAACCCTCGGCGTCACCACCACCCCATGTACCATCTTTGGCGACAACACGACGAACTACCGCCGTAACCGCCCCCTGTGTAATGGTTTCGCCTTCGACAAAAGCAACCGTTCCAGTATCAAACCCTAATCGTTCGCCAAGAGAACACGCTGTCCATCCCGTAGCAGACGACTTGTGCATAACAGTTGCGGTTCCAGCGGCATTATTTCTAAAGGCATACTTCACATCGCCAAATTGCCAAACACCAAGAACGTTTCCAGAACCCGGAACAGCTTGAATATCATCTCTAACCGCTTCGATTGTTGCCAGTTTATAAATACTATCCAGCTCATCGGTAGAAGCATCGTTTTCGGCCGCAGTTCCGTCCGCAATCGCCATCGGGTTCCCGCCTACCGACAAAATTTCATCATCGACGTACACACCAACAACATTAAAAAGAACCAGGTAGCCAGCAGCGTCTCCACCAGCCCACGATCCAGATTCAACCTCAATAACCAAGGCTTCCCCTGTCGCACCGGCAGCACCCGTAACGGTGTCCGCAACGGCTATTTCCGAAGTTCCTGTATCAAACCCAAGTATCCAATAGCTTGCTTCTGAGGGCTTGGGTCTTCCGTCGTATGCCTCATAGCCGGAAATCAGCCGGTATCTCCCATATAAATCAAGTTCATAGTTTTGCGCCAAAATTGCCCTGCCGGGATTAACAGACAGGGTGGGGGTTATTTGATCTTCTCCGCCATCTAGTGGCACATACTCGACCTTGCGTTCTGGTTTCGGTAATGATTTCATGCCAATGGATCACCCCAAGTCATTGTTGGTAGCTGGTTTAGCATTAGCCTTGCCAAAAGTTTCTTGTATTCAACTTGACCATGAGAATAGGCGTCGCTTGCCCCCTCAAACGCTCCGTAATACATTAGTCCCCGCCACACGATTATCATGTGATAGTCTGGGATTACCGGTTCGTCGTCGTTGGCGGTCATGGTTTGTACTTGCTTGACATATTCTCCATTGACCGTATAAACAGCGTCGGGGATAGGCCATAAATCCATTGACGTGTCGGGTTTGATTGAAAATACGCTTGGTCTTCCCGATTGGGTTCTGGACGAACCAAACTTATACGTCGCCCTAAACTGTTCCCACGGATAATAAGAAAGGCCCGCCTCGTCCGAAACCGCCGAATAGATTCTTATACCGGAGCCGTCAGGTTCTATTTTCCACCTTGACAGGTCGGTTAGGCCGACGCCCACGGGAGTGTAGTTTTGAATTGCCATAATGGTCGGAAACGAAAAGTCCTCCTGCCGAAACAGCCACGTTTCGTGCAGTCCTTGTATTTCCTCATACGCTGTCAGTGTCCAATTAACTACCCGCAGGTTCATTCCTGTCTGACCTATTACGGTAGCAGGGGCGGTTCCTTGAATACCGGCCTCAGAGTGCAGCCGTTGAACTAACTCTAAAAAATTCATAGTCCATCACCCCTTATGGTTGGGCCAGTATTGCTTTAAGCCATGCTCGTCCCTTTGGGTTCGGATCGTGTAAAACCGAAAACGGATAGGTAAGCGCGGTTTTTTCAGCCATATGTATATTTTCCGGTCGGTTAGGGTCCATTATTTTTTGTTCGTACTTGGTTGTTCGTCCCCTTGCTAACGCCTCAACATACTTGCGCTTAACGTTCGTTTCCCTTCCCCGGATAATCGGCTGGTTCATGCCGTTCACCTGTGGTGTGATAATCTCCAACGATCCGTCTTCCGTGGACGGGGCTACCATAATGGTAAGAACCTCGTTCATAAACGCGGCAAGTTTTTTTTCTTCAACAAAATTAGACTCGCTGGTCTTTTCAATCGGGCCGGGATTTCCAACTTCTCCCAATCCAAACGTTCTTCCTTTTCCAAGTTCGCCATCGTGGGCTTCCGTTTCTTTTCGTGACATAAAAATACGCCTCCTGGTTGGTTGAATAAAAAAGCCGGTCTTTGAGGAAATTCCCCAAGACCGGCCCTAGTGGTGCTCTGGTCTTAAATGTGTTTAAAAAATTACGATGTCAACGGGGATGACGGTACTGCAAAAAAATCATAGAACGTGATGGTTCCCGTTCCGACATCATCAGTAATGTCGTCAACACCCACGGTAAACGCTGTGGTTCCAGCGGCTACCTTTATGGCCCCGATAGGACATTCACCCGCCGGGGGGGTCGGCCAATCAAGAACAGCATATCCACCGGACAGATCGTCGTTATCGACTTCGTTTCCCTTGGTAACAACTACGTCACCATCGGTCTGTAGCGTCACAACATAAAGACAGGTTGTTCCAAGCGCCTGCTCGTCGCATACTGTCGGAGCTATGTTGTCCGTGTCTGCCTTGTGATACGAAAGACCGTTAATAGCAAAATCAACACCGGCACCGTTTGGCGCTGCGGTTTTAATCGTGTGGTCGTTTGTTCCTTCGGCAAGACCAGCCTTTGAAAAACATGCCGTACCCCCTCTTACTAAATCATTGAGATTAAGTGTCATGGTTCTTCTCCTTGAGGTTAAGAGGTTAGCGGGCTGGCTGGCACCGCAAACAGATCGTAATAGGTTACGGTAACAGTCCCGCCGGTAAGGGCGGTCGTTCCGGGCGTAAAAGCACCCGCACCGGCAGCAACCTTGATAGCCCCAATCGGACAGGTGTTGACTGTCGGGGTCGGCCAATGCAACGGGGCGCTTCCAGCGGTTAAGCTGGCCGAAAGAACCTCGTCTCCCTGAACAACCGTGATCGTGTTGGCCGAGTTGATACACACCAGATACACGTTGGTATAAAGCGCCGTCTGAACATCCCCGGTCAACACAATGTTATTATCGGCATCGGCGACATGGTATAGAATCCCGTTAATGGCGAAATCCACACCTGCACCATTGGGAGCGTTTGTTCTGGCCTTTGACGTGGTTCCACCAATGGCAACCCCCGCCTTAGACAAACAAACAGTACCCCCTCTTGCAAGTTCGTTTAAATTGAGTGTCATTTCTTTGATCTCCTTTTTGTTTTATTCTGCAAGTCCTATAAATTTTTCAAGCGCCGCCAAAACATTTGTTTTGACAAGGATCGGTTTTCCGTCAATTTCCAGCGGGAGTTTTAACGGAAGATTAACCGGGCTGACATCAACCTCGACTTCTTCAGCCATAAGCTCGTTAAACCCCCTTGCAAAATCCTCCCATCCGTCGTCTCCCGGCTTGACCTCAATATTACCCTTTTCGGTCTGTTTGCCGTACTTTTTAACAAGATCGTTTCTTACCTTTTCAAGAGCCTTGTTCGCACCGTCGAGTTTATTGATAAGCCTCGCCAGCCAGTAAGAAAACTTAACCGGAAGATCCCTGTCTGAAAGTTCCGTTAGTGCCTGTACTGCACCAAAAATTTCACCGTTTTTTAATTTCATAATATCCTAACCTCCTGTGGGTTGCCTGGTGTTAATCGCGGGAAGGCCAGCCAGGAACCAGCCTTGTTGGAGTATACGCCCTATCCCGCGATTCTTAGATTACTCGATTTCTTCATCAGGGGATGGTTCAACGGGTTCTGGTTCACCAATGCTAAGGTTAAGCCGTCTTTCGTCTTCTTCCCTGATAACTTCCGCCATGTGTTCTTCTCTGGTCATTTTTTCCTCCACTATATATTATATTCTGTGAACTGAACCCGTATAGATCCAGTCCATTTTTTACCGGCAGGAACGGTAACATCTAACAACTGACCGCCACCAGCGCCCGTGATATTAATTTTTATCTTCTGTCCTTGAAACACTTCCAACAGGTCAACGCCGTCCCAACGTTTTATACTTGGAGATGTTGAATCAGAAAGTTCCATAATATCCTCTATACAAAAGCGTTATCCAGCGACACCGGAATAAAATAATTCGTTGAACCAATCAGTATTTTGATACACCCGTCAAACCCAGCAGCAGCAATCACATCAAACAACCCGTTGGCCGTGTCCGTTACCCCCGCAAGGTGGAACAAATAACCACTTGCGTTCATATTTGTCAGGGTTCCCCATGCATCAAACTTGATAAACGATACCGGGCCTGCGCTTGCCCAACTCGAACTTGCACCGACACCTATACCAATGCCAAGGCCGTACAACTCACCCCTTACGAGAGAACTGTTCGGCAGGGTCAGTTCGGCGTAAATCGGACCAGCCTCACCGTGAGCCGCACCGTTCGTGCTGTAATCAAGGGCCGCACAAACAGCGTTACACCAAGCACCGGTTTTCACGTTTGATGTAACAAGAACCTTCAACCCCTCGGTCTGGCTTGCGGTAGCTTCAACGGTATGTGTTTGGGAAATATACATTGACCGCAGCGAACCGGTTATTGCAGCCGTGGTGTCGTAAATTGAAATATACGGCGCGGCAGAAACCATCGTATTCTTTGCAGCGTTTGTGCCAAGGTGTAAACCTTGCTCTGCATCACTATACGGCAGGTACTTCGTGCCTGTACCAATTCTGATTTTTAGGGAGTTCGTGTAAAGTAAAGAACCTGTTGCAGCGGTTTCACCGTCCAAATGTAACAGGTACGCATTGGCTGAAAAATACGCTGCGGTTCCCCAGTTCTCAAGGTGCATAAAGGCAACTGGTCCAGCACTACCCCAACTCGAACTTGCGCCACACCCAAACACAACGTCAAGCGCATATAAAGCCCCCCTCGCGAGGGAACCGTTGGGCGGTATCATCTCTGCACATATCGAAGCTGCCATACCGTGGGCTGCGCCAGCCGTAGAATAGTCTATACTTCCAACGATAGCGTTCGCCCATGCGCCAGTCTTCACGTTGGACGTAATTGACACCCTTAACGCTTCGACTATGTTAGCGGTTGCAGCAGCCGTCATTGTAAGCGCCATGTTTGACGCTCGAATCGTGCCGGTTGTCAACGCTGAACTTTTGGTTATTGCAAGACTTGTGGTCGATGTGGTAGATGTAATACTGATTCCGGTCGCACAAGCACCAGAAATAGACATCCCGGTAGTACAAACACTTGATACGGAAATTCCGGTAGTGCTTGTACTCGCCACGGAAATTCCGGTAGTTAGCGCACCCGTCATACTGATTCCGGTCGTGCCTGCACCAGACATCAATATGCCGGTGGTAAATGCCCCCGCCAATGTTATCGGGGTCGTGTTGGAATTAATCCCGTTTCCGAACACTATATCCCTGAAGGTCATTGCCTCATCGTCGAACATGAAATGAGAGAACAACGATCTTACAGACCGTCGCGCCCTCGGATCAGCGATATAGTTAATATATTTTTGAATCTTACTCATGTGGTATTCTCCTTTATACCGGGTAAGCCTTTTGTTCTCCGGTTAAAATTTTAATTAGGTGTCAAGATCAGTTACCGCTACTTCAACTCTGGTCATCCAGTTTTCGTTCAACCGGACAGAGTTATACCAGAAGTCCGCACCCACATACCCGAACATACCGTTGGGGTTTGCATGGTTTTTCTGTGAACTTGGGATGATTGTTGGGCTGATACCGGAATACCCCTTACCCTTTAGAGAAACATGCCCCCAAGCGTCCTGTGCGGTCACGATCATCGGGTAAACGTCGATTGTAGCGGTGTCAGCCGCCAGCATCCCGCTTACACCTATCGCAGCACCACCGGCCAGGTACGGGGCAAACAACGGTGAAGGAATAAACCGAAATTCCTCACACGCCCCAATCTCGCGGGAATGAACGGGTTTTATCGCGCTGCCGTAATCAACAATCTTGGTAAACCCGGCAAGGTCGCGGATGTCGCTTGTGACATCGGTGTGATGGAAAACCAAATAAGCGGGTTCAACCGAAGATGTGCCAAAGTCCGGCCCAGGTTTGACGGCGCTGGTCACGCGCTTTGCCCTGTTGGATTCAAGGGTGCGGGCAGACTGCCGCAGCTTCGAAAGGGAAATGGGCGTATTAACACCAACGCGGGTATCGCCATTGGCGTAAATTACGGACGTTCCGGCCTTAACCTGACCGTAGGCCACCAACTCGGCAACTTCGGCCAGCGTTTCACCGGTCAGTGTCGCCATGTCGTCGGGAATATCGTCTTCGTACATCAGTTCGGCCTTGGACGTAAACTTGAACAGAACGGCATACTGATTCAGCGTTACGGATACGTCCGTATAGCTGATGGTATTAGCCGTAGGGGTCACACCCTCTGCCGTTACAAAGTTCGCCGCTGTGATGTCGGGAACTTCGGCAGCGGTTGCGTTAAAGGGTTTTAACCGACGGAAAACGACGGTGTCTGTCTTCCGCAGCGGTTGTTCTTTCTGTGAGCCGAACTTTCCCAAAACCTGGATCGGTTCAGCGTGTTTTAACATTTTCATTTCTGCCCGGATCAAATTCCGGCCTGCTACTGTTGAATACTGTTGAACAGCCATTTTTTATCTCCTTATTCTGCCCATACCTCTCGGGCATATTTTTTACGCAGTTCTTCCGGTGTCATGTCGCTTTCAGCTTTTTCAAACTGGCGCACCTTTCCAGATGAAGGTAACTGCGATTTTGTTAATCGTTGTTTTCTTTCGTTGGCAATTTCAGCGGCGGTCTTTCCGTCCTGTTTC